GTTTTGAATCCAAATCTGAGATGGGCAACTATAGTTGGGGTAAGATTCAATTTGGTGGTAGAACTGAACCACTCACTTTTAACTTCTACGGAAACAATGGAGTTAGTGGAATTTCTACTGGTGGATTGGTGTCCAGATTTGAACCTCTGAAATTCAGAGATTATACAGCATAAACCACTATAAATAACAAAAAGTCCTTCCAAAATGGCTGCAATAATTACTGATCAACTTCGTATCTTAAATGCGAAGAATTTTGTGGCTGGTGTTCAAACCAGCTCTAATTCTTACTACGCATTTATTGGACTTCCTAACCCAGAAAATTATCAATCTGATTGGGATACTAGTCCCCCTGCTCCGAAGGATAGTTTGGATCAGGCTAATGATTATTGGGATACAATGTTGGCGATGAAGAAGATTAACTCTTCTGATGTCAGTCAAGTTGTAAGAAAAATTCAGTGGGCTTCAGGTATCACTTATGATATGTGGAGAAGTGATATCACTCGTAATAACCCATCACAACCATCGGGTTCGTTTGATATCTACTCAGCAAACTATTATGTTATGAACTCTGATTTTAGAGTTTATATTTGTTTGTATAATAACGCCACTCCAGAAAATAACTTTGTGGGTGGACCTTCATTGGATGAACCAACATTCACCGATCTGGAACCTAGGGAGGCAGGTAACAGTGGTGATGGTTACATCTGGAAGTATCTCTATACAATCAAACCAAGTCAAGCTATTAAGTTTGATTCGACTAACTATATTCCTGTTCCTAGTAACTGGGAAACAAGTACAGATGATGCCCCTGTAAGACAGAACGCAGCATCAAGTGGTCAACTTAAAGTTATAACCATTAAAAATCGTGGTGTTGGTATGGGAACTGCTAACTCAACATATACGAGAGTTCCTATTCTTGGTGATGGATTTGGTGCAGAAGCAACTATTGTTATCAACAATGATTCTAAAGTTGAAACTATCACTGTATCGAAAGGTGGAGAAGGATATTCTTACGGAACTGTTGATTTGATAGCAGGTAATGTTCCATCTGGAACAACTTCACCAGTATTCAATGTTATTGTTCCTCCGGCAGGCGGTCATGGGTCTGACATCTATCGTGAGTTGGGTGCATACAATGTACTCACATATGCTAGATTCGAGAATGATACTGAGAACCCTGATTTCATTACGGGTAACCAGTTTGCTCGTGTTGGAATGATTGAGAACCCAACATCATATAACTCATCTTCAATCCTAACACTTGATAAGGCTAGTGCAGTTTATGCACTGAGACTTACTGGTATTGGATATAGTTCGGCAGTGTTTACAGCTGACTCTGAGATCACACAAACTGTTGGACTTGGATCTACAGCTGTTGGTAGAGTTGTATCATATGATCAAGTCACTGGTGTTTTGAAGTATTGGCAGGATAGAACAAACTCAGGTTTTAGTTCTGACGGTACTCTTGACGCATCTCCAGTTTATGGATTCAGATCAAACAAATTTGCCTCTAACATTACCGGTGGAGGTAGTCTCACTATTAATGGTGGTTCAGTCAGTCTAGGAATTAACACCTCATTCCAAGGTGTCTCAACGGTTCTAAATAGTCGTACCTACTATCTGGGTCAGAATTTCGTAAATGGGTTAGCAAATCCAGAGAGTCAAAAGTTCTCGGGTGATATCATTTACGTTGATAACAGACCTTCAGTTACGAGGTCTTCATCACAGAAAGAAGACGTTAAAATTATCTTGCAGTTCTAAGAAATCATGCCCCAGGAAACTAATCTTAATGTAGCTCCTTATTTTGACGACTTTGATCCGCAAAGTAACTACTATAAGGTTCTATTCAAACCAGCATACCCAGTTCAAGCTAGAGAACTAAACAATCTTCAATCGATTCTTCAGAATCAGGTTGAGGATATGGGAACGCACCTCTTCAGAGAAGGTGCTAAAGTTATTCCAGGACAACTGTCATACTTGAGTAGTTATTATGCTATTCAGATTGAACCTGAGTACTTGGGAATTCCTGTTTCTCTGTATCTAGATCAACTTATTGGTAAGTTGATTGTTGGACAACAGTCGGGTGTGACTGCAAGAGTAAGTTCATATATTACAAACGAGGAATCAGAGAGAGGAAATTACACTCTCTACATTGACTACTTTGAGTCATCAACAACTGATGCTGCAACACAAACATTCTTTGATGATGAGATTCTTCTCACCACAGAGAATATTACTTTTGCAACTACCTTTATTGGGGCTAATGAAGGTTTTGCTAAAGCACTAACCACAAATGCTAATGCAACTGGTAGTGCATTTGCACTAAGTAATGGTATATATTTTTTAAGAGGACATTTTGTTGACGTATTTGATCAAATTTTAATTCTTGATCAGTATAGTAATACACCATCCTACAGAGTTGGTTTGAATGTTAAAGAGAGTATTGTATCTTCTGACGAAGATCCTACTCTAACAGATAATGCACAGGGATTTAATAACTACACAGCACCAGGTGCTGATAGATTGAAGATTTCTGCCACCCTTTTCAAGAAGTTGGCTGATGATTTTGATGATCAAAACTTTATCCAGTTGGCTGAAGTTCAGAATGGTATTCTAAGAGAAGTCAATAGTGGAACAGAATACAATATCCTAGGTGATGAATTAGCTAGAAGAACTTTTGATGAGTCTGGACATTATTATGTTCGTGACTTTCTTACCACTGTTCATGATAGTTTAAATAATGGATATGGTAATAGAGGTATCTACAATCCAGGACAAGTAACATCACAAGGAAATACTCCTAGTGATGATCTTGGTATCTACAAGATCTCTCCAGGCAAAGCTTATGTTAGAGGATATGAGGTAGAAGTTAGAGGACCAACTTTCCTTGATTTTGAGAAACCCAGAACTACTAAACTTAGGGAAAATAGATCTATTCAATTCTCTTTTGGTCCATCATTTCAAGTCAATAGAGCTTTTGGTTCTCCTGTTCTTGGATTTGATACCGATAATGTTATCAGTCTCAGAGATACTAGAGTTGGAGATAACTCAACGGCTATTCCTGGTAAGGAAATTGGCGTTGCTAGATTCTATGATGCAGCTCTAGAGTCTGGTTCATATGACAGCGTATATCCTGATACCAACAGATGGGATGTTTCCCTCTTTGATTTACAAGTCTACACTGAATTGGAACTCAATGAGGCTGCAACTTTAACCACTCCAACCTTTATTGAAGGTAAGTCAAGTGGTGCAACAGCTTATTTGAGACATCCTATTAGTGCTGGAACAGCTCTTACTGCATATTGTGTTCAGGGTGACTTCTTTACTGGTGAAAGACTAGAGTTTAATGGTGTTTCTGACAATTCTAGAAGTGCAGTAGATGTTCATAACTTTGAAATCTCCGATGTTCAGTCACTTTATACACTTGTAGGTGCTGCTGGTACATATACAGCTGATATTATTCCCCAAGTAAGTGAAGTAATTGGTATTGCATCAATTACGGCTCATCATAGTGGCATTTCAACCATAAATTCACCAGGAACAGCATGGCCTGGTATTGTTACTACAGGAAATCTTGTTCAGTTCTCCATTCCAACGAATGATTTCCCAAGTTTTGCTAAAGTTACACAAGTAAACACCAATTCTATTCAAGTTAGTGGTGTTACTACTATTACAGCTTATCGTGAAGGTGGTCTTCCTACGACTGCCGTTCAAGTTACTGACTTTTCTGTTGTTAAGAGTTCTCTCCAGAGAACAAGTGGAGGAAATTCAGCTAATAATGAGTCACTTTACAGCTTGATGCCAGAGTATAATATTGAATCGACCAATTTAGATAACGCAAACCTGGTTATCAGAAAGGGATTTAATGTAAATATCACAAATAACTCAACTGGAACTATTACAGCTGATGCAAATGAAGTATTCCTACCCTTCGACGAAGAAAGATATACTTTAGTTCGTTCTGATGGTTCTATTGAAGTATTGACACAGGACAGATTTGTATTTTCCTCTGGTTTAACTCAACTTACCATTAATGGTCTGGGTTCCAACAATACTGGAGCTAAACTAACAGCTACTTTGAGAAAATCTAGAGTAAGGGCAAAGGTAAAAACCAAAAAAGTAGCAGAATCTGTAGTTATATCCAGATCTAGTGATAGTGGTTCTGGAACTACTGGTAGTACTCTTAATGATGGACTAACTTTTGGTAATTTCCCATTTGGAACTAGAGTTCAAGACTCTATCATCTCCTTGGGTGTTCCAGATGCTATGTTACTTTATGGTGTGTTTGAATCACTGGATGGAAATGATCCAGAATCACCAAGTATGACCACTGCTTCACTTGATGGTCCAAATAATACAACAAATGACCTTATTATTGGTGAAGAGGTTATTGGATCTATTAGTGGAGCTAAAGCTAAGTATATTACTAAAAAATCTAATACAAGTATTAACTTTATCTACGAAAATAACTCAAAATTTGAGACTGGAGAGGTTATTAGATTTACTATTTCTGGTGTAAGTGCTATTGTTGCAGATTTGGCTCTAAACAGCACAAATGTCACTAATAACTTCAAATTCCAAAGTGGACAGAGAAACACAATTTATGATTTCTCAAGAATCGTAAGAAAAGAGGAAAGTGCAGTTCCTACAAGAAAATTGAGAGCATATTATCTCTCAGCTGAGTATGATGCATCAGATACTGGTGATATCACTCTGGTTGACTCATATAATGCATTTGATTATGGTGTTGAGATTACATCATTCCAAGGTGAGAGAACATCAGATATGATTGATGCTAGACCAAGAGTATCTAAAGACTCTGGTGGTATTGGTAGCAGATCTCCTTTAGAATTCTTTGGTAGAAACTTTAATGGTGGACAACATAGTTCAACAAATGTGATTGCATCTGATGAATCTATTTCTCTTGACTATAACTTCTATTTGGGTAGAATTGATAGAGTTTATCTCGACAAAGATGGTAATTTGATAGTCAAAAAAGGAGCTCCTGCTGAGAATCCATCACCTCCTGATGAGGTAACGGGTGCCATGAATCTGGCTAATGTTTATCTTTCTCCATATCTTTATTCACCCTCAGATTCAAAAACCACATTCATCCAACACAAGAGATATCAGATGTCTGATATTTCAAAGATTGAACAGAGAGTTAAAAATCTAGAATACTACACTTCACTGAATCAACTGGAAAGTGCAACTCTTAATCAATTTGTTCCAGATGCTAATGGTTTGAATAGATTTAAGTCTGGCATATTTGTTGATAATTTCTCAAGTCTTGAAGCCCAAGATACTACAATTGGTGTGAGAAATAGTATTGACAGAAAGAATAAGGTTCTTAGACCTTCTCACTTTACTACAGCTCTTAATCTAGAACTTGGTAACACTACAATAGCTGGTATT